AGGAAAGTCTGCGCCCTGATCAGATTCTACAGGGAATACCCGCATAGTATTACCAGCGCCCAGGGCCAGGGCCAGGCCTGCCGGCGCATCGCCGGCTAACATTAGATCCCTGATTGTAATAGGTATAAATTCCGTAGCCATAGTTAAGCTGTTTTAAAGCCTCTGCGGACGCCACGCGCCGCTATTGCTTTGTCTGATTCTTTAAATAAAACCGCCAGCGCCGCAGGCCTTGCCTTTTGCATCGCTGGCACCAGTACCCTACTGCGAAAGGCCAGGGCGGACCCGTATAGCATCGCAGCGTAATAGCCGTCTACAGGCTGCCCTTTAGCGCCGTATTTTTTAACAGACGATAAAGCAAACTGCGGACCTACAAAAGCATCAGGCGATTTTTTTAGCTTAATTACCTGCAGGCTGCGCCGTAGGTTTCCTGGGCTATATTCTGTAACCTTCGTACCGTTTCTACGAAAGTGTGGCCGTTTACTATCGTCAAAGCCAGGGCTGCGCCGCGCCTGCTGCGCCACCTTTTGCGCCGCCTTTCTGGTTATCCGCTGGCGGTCTTTTTTGCTGTAGTCCACCAGCACCCTATCCAAGTTTTTCATTACAGCGCTAATCTGCCTATCTATAGAAATAGAGTTAGTCCGCTGCCGTTTACCGGCAGCCGCTGTACTGTTTAAAAAAGCCTGGCTATAAAATCTGGGCATTGCTTTAATCATTGTTTTTTGCTTCCATCAGGATAAACGACCTATTAGCCCCCTGCTCCAGAACGGAAATAATTTCAAAATTTTGCGACCTATAGACGATAGTATCTTTTGCGGTTATCGTTCGCTCTGGGCTATTTCTAATAGTGAAATGCGCCGAAGTAAAAGCCGTTTTTTGATCAGCTTCCTGGCTTTCGCCGCTGCCAGCTTTCTGGTAGTCCACAAAAGCAAAAACCGGGCCGATAGTAACCAGGTTAGGGATGGCTGCGCCTGCGCTGTCCTGGGTTGTTCCTGTGTCCTGCAGGATCGTTATCTGCTGGTTCATTTTACCTATTACGTTGTCCATCGCCTATAGCTATTTAGTAGGTACTCTGACACGGTGGGCAGGCGCCTAACTCTATCGGTTCTGTTTTCGTAGAATTCAGCGATAGAAAAAAGCATAGCCTGTACTATGGCTTTAGGTACATCGTCAGCAGATGGCCCGTAGCCTACCGTATAGGTAATAGCTGGCGCCTCGGCTGGCGAAGTATTAAGCGTTACGGTAGTAGCGCCCAGGGCGTTTAGTTCTACCGTATAGTCTGTATCTACTACCAGGGTGGTTTCGCCTACATCTACGCTCACTACGCTGATCACATCGCCCAGGCTTAGGGCTATGTCTTCTACTATGTCGAACTTTTCCGAAACAGTAGTAGTAATAAACTTTCTGTTAGTGTAGTGTTCTGCCTTTTCCCTTGCTGCAGAAATTAGTATCTGGATCAAATCGTCTTCCGCATCAAAGTCTACCTTCAGCCACACTTTTGCAGACGCAAGGGCTAAAGGCTCTAAAGCTGGTGGTGTAACGATCTGAATCATTTACTAGGCTTTTTTGGTTTTTTCAGGATCCGGATCTGCCTTTTTAGTAGCAGCCTTCGCTGGCGCTTCTGCAGCCTTCGCTTCGATCAATTCCAGCGCCAGAGGCTTAGGTAATTCTGCTACATCCCCAGGGAAATAGGCCAGGTTCCAGGGTTTACCGCAGACGCCTGTTAAAATTCGGACTTTCATTAAAGATGTTTTGTTTAAACCGCCCAGCTTTCGCTGGGCGGTTTACTTCGTTATCGATTACCGCCGCCGTCTGGCGCCGGCTCTGGCTACGTTGTAGTAGCGTCCAGAATAGCGCTAAAGGCTTTAGGCTGGCGTACTGCTACGTCGTAGTAGCTGTTAGCCACCAGGCGTACCATACCGTCAGTAGCTTTGGTGTACTGATCGACAATAATATCAACCCCACCCCACTGGCCCAGGATCAATTTCGACCAATCGCCAAAAATGATAGCAGAGCAAATAGCAGAGGCTGTACCTTTCGTCAGGTTGTTAGGCACCTGGGTAGTATAGCCTGCGCTATAGCCCATTAGCGCCGCCATCATGTCTTCCAGAATAAACAGACCGCTACCAGCGTCTACTTTCGTAGTCATCAGCTTAGTAGCTACGTCTGGGTTTGTCAGAAAGCCCATGTTTTCTACCATACCGTTTTCCACTGCAATAGCCTTTTGTAGCGCTACCAGGTGGTCACGGGTGGGCGCGCCGCCGTCCGTACCGATGGCTACAGAACCGATACCTGCGGTATTAATAATACCGGTAGGGATGGCGCCAGATCCGGACCCGCTGATAGCTGCCAGGTCAAGCGCTAAAGCGATACTGTCGCTAAGGTCTTCCCGGATATCCGCCTCTACCCCACCTGGGATAATAGACTGAATCATCAGCTGCCGGCTAACCTCTGTAAATGCGGCTAAACGGTGTGGGGACATACTAACCTTTGCGTAGGTCGGATCGGTTTCTGTAGAGGCATCTATTTCTCCTTCCCAGGTAGCAGCTGTGGCTGCAGATTTCGCCGGCATTTCCCAGTTACCCGTAAGTCCTGACCGCAGCCGGGCGCCCATCGATAGCACCTTTGGCATGGGGCGCAAAACTGGCTCGTAGTCTTCTGTAATGGTGGGTACAGTGTTGCCGCCAGAACCACCTACGGTAGAATCTCTGCGCTCTGTAGCTACCAGAAAGGAAGGGATAGCCACGCCCTCTACAGACTTACCGAAGCTTCGCGCCTCTTTCGCCGCTTCCTGGCGCATTTCCGCTTCCAGCCCCGTCTGCACTTCGCCGCGAAGCATAGCGCCGATAGCTGCGCCGATCTGAAACTGCCGGGCAATCGCTTTTTTGTTGCGCTTTTCACCGTCTCCAGTGGCGCCACCAGCAGCAGCAGAAGCAACTTTCTTTGCAGCTGTAGCTGCTCGTTTTTCCTGAAATTCCGCATCTGCAGCCCGTTCTTCCATGGCTTCGATTTCGGTCATTAGCGCCTGCTTTGCAGTGCGTTCTTCGTCAGTGTAGCCTGTCCGTTTTTCCTCGGCTAACTTCTGGAGCATAACCCCCAGTTTTTTGTTTTTGCGGTTAATTTCCTGCCGCAGTTCTTGGCTTTGTGTCATTGTTGACATAGTTTAATTTGCTGCCTGCAGCAGCTGTTGGTGAAATTTAATATCTGTTATTACTTCGTCAGAAAACCCTGCAGGATCTTCTTTTTTGTCTGGCGCAACTGCCTGCCTAGAGCGTAGCGCTACCTCTGTATTTTCGTAGGCCGGATAGGTGACTGGGGATACATCGTAGACCGCGCTAACCTTCGTAATCGTCCGCAGTTCTGGCTGCCCGTCTATCGATGTCCAGGCCACACTATCCACCGTAAAAGCGAAAGATGACTGGTTAATATCTCCCCTGCGCATCATTTCCAGTAGGTCATTCCCCAGGGTGGTATCTGGCATTTCAAAGCTATACTTTAGCCCTTTTTCATCAATGGAAAGCGCCATAGTTCCCGAAGCAGTCCGCGCTAAAATTGCGCTAGGCTCATGGTTAAACAGCGCCCTAACGTCGCGCATATCTGCGCCATCAAATGCGCCTGCGGCTATCGTTTCGTTAAACCCTCCCAGGTCTGCTACGGACCCGAAAATAGCAGCGTAACCCTCTACTGTCCTGCTGTCCTCTTTAGCCCGAAATTCGATTACTACAGACCTGTATTCCTGGTCGTTATGGTGCTGTACTGGCTTACCCATCTGTTTCTTTTTTTTGATCCGCTGGCCTTGCGTTGCTAGCTAGCGGCTGCCCGTAATCGTCGCCGCCCTCGTAAGGGTTGCGGTTTTCTAGTTCCCTGATTTCGTTAGGATTAAGGGCGCGAATATTATACATTTTAGCATAATATTCTGCCCTGCTTTTCGTGTCGCCACGTAACAGCCCGTCGAAGTTTATTCGCAGGAAATGCTGCGCCCTTTCTGACCGGCTAAAAGCTTTAGAATTTATTTCGTCTTCAATGATCTTTGCCACGCTGCGCAGCGTAAACTGCACCAGTATGCGGTTCAGTTCTTCTACATTGGTAAAGGTGGCGCGGTCCAGGTTTCCCAGCAGAATAGGGTGGACGCCAGTTATATTAGAAATGTCTTCTACCGTCAGCTTTCGCGCCTCCAGTAGCTTACTGTCTGCGATTGAATCCCCCAGGCGCAGGTAGTTAAAGCCGAAAGGTACCATACCGACCTTACCTACCTTATCTGCTCCTACGTTGTTTTTGTTCCAGAAGTCCATAGCCTGCTGGCTCTGTTTTGGATCCAGTGGGCTAGATGGCGTAAGCAGGCCAGAAACCTGGCCGCCATTTCGAAAGTAGGCGTGTCCCTGATCAATTTCTGCTATACCCCGTTCCAGCGTTTTAAAAAACAAATCGATAGTGCTTTGCCCGGTTATGCCGTCTAGGGTGTTCTGCTTAAAGTGAAAAACACTATCTGCAGGTACAGGCTGCTTAATCGAAGCGAAGCGATAAAACCAGCTGTTTTCTACTTTGAAAATTTCGGGTGTTTCGTCGATCAGTTCCAGCTGCTCTATTTCCGTAGCCTCGCTATAGCCAGGGATAACGTAAGCGTTACCTTTTAGCATCAGCTGGCGTACCAGCGCGGATCTAAAGTCATACGAACTATATAGCGGGTGTGGCCGGTATTTCAGCAGCTGGTGTAGCGGGTGCTTTGTCGCTTCTGATAGCTTGCCGGCGCTGTCTTTTTTCCAGACAGAAATAGGCAGGCTGGCTATCTGCGAAGCTATGACTTCTATAGCCCTATTCATTGCCGGTATGCTCTGCGCCGTTTCAAAGGTTAGGGGTGTAGACTTTACGCCCCAGGTCTGGAAAAGCCGCTGCCAGGCGGAAAACGGACTACTAGCAGATACTGATCCGCTACTGCGAAAGTTGACGCTGTTTAGCACCCTGCGAATAAAACCAGGTTTAGTATCTGCCGTTTCGGTACTCATTACGGCAAATAACTACCCTAGCGTTATTTTGAAATGCCTACTTAGTTGGCTATTGCTTCTATTTAGATGTTTGCGGCCGCCTGGATACCCTTATAGCATACCTGCGGCGCATCTCCCTAAAAGAATTATAGTCTGTATATCTACCCTCTCCACAAAGGTCTGCTAGTTCGCTTTCCAGGGCGTAAAACGCCTGGGTAGTGTGCTGCTGGCCGTTGCCCAGGTCGTTTAGTATTTCAAAATACCGATCGAAATAATTGTCTGATCGCAGAAGCCCGATAGCGTAAGAAATTAGCAGCCTGTCCTGTGGTGTTATTTTACTTAGTTCCATACTATATTCCATTCTGGTGTTTCTTCTAATCTATGGTGTAGGTACTCTGCAAAAGCTTCCGCCAGCGATACCGCCGCGTCTATCTTTTGCCTAGACTTGTTTTTATCGAATTTTATATTTCCGTTGCCATCGTAGTAGGGCTGGATATTCCCAAACATCCAGCGCAGTACCTTATCATTTCCATGATCCAGTTCACCGCTTAAAATTACCTTTTCCATGAAAGTGATAGGCTCGTTAAAGCTGCTGGTGTTTTGCCTCATTTCGTTCATATCTACGCCTTCCGCTGCCAATTTTGTGGCCAGGTGGGTAGCGTTCCATGGATCGTAACTAATACCTTGTATCTGGAAAGTAGCGTGATCATTTAGCACCGTTGCTAATATGTAGTCCAGGTCGATAACATTGCCAGGCGTCAGGGTAATTAGCCCCTGGGCGCCCCAGTCCAGATACGGTACCTGGTCTTTTCGTTCGTACTCTGCAGCAGATTCTTCTGGTAGAAAGTAGCGGGTAAAAGTCCTGTATTTCGTTTGCTTTTCCTGGGGTGGAAACAAATAGGTAACTGTGGTAAAATCCCTGGTTTTCCCCAGGTCAATACCGGCAAAACATACCAGGCCTGCCATTTCTGAAATAGACCAATCTGTAGCGCCGGCCATAAAATCCGCATCCTTTACCCATCTGTCGGCTACAGAAGTCCAGATATTAAGATTTTTAGTCTTAAAGTTTATTTCTGCTTTAGATCCCTCGGTTACTGCTTTATCGTAGGCAATTTTTAAACCCTCTGGGGTAGGCGTTCTGCCCAGCCCTGGGTTTGCTTTTCCCCATAGCGCAGCATTTTCCCAGTCGTCATCTGGATCTAACGTAAAGATCAGCGGAAAAATAGCATCGTTTTCCGCCTCCCCTCGCAGGATTCTTATATAGCTATCCTCCAGCTGGCGCAGCGGCCCCAGGATATTAAAGCCCCTGGTAGTAGTAATCAGCAGTAGCGGCTGCTCCCTGGAAACGCTGCCAGACTCCAGGTTATCAGGTATGCTACTATCTTTTGCTTCGTGGTATTCATCGATTACCGCAAACTGACTATTAAGCCCGTCTAGCGTTTTAGAATCTGCTGCCAGTGGCTTAAAAAAGCTATCGTTTGATCTGTTTACCAGGTTTCTATTATTCGTACTTTCATATATGGCTAGATCCTGGTTTATACTTTCGCTTTCTTTGCGTAAGCGCTTTAATATCTTCATACTGGCTTCCCAGCAGATTTTAGCCTGATCGTAAGTATTAGCAGCGCTGTAGCACTCTGCGCCCTCTTCATTTTCAAAAAAAGCCATTAGCACCGCTATGGCGCCGCCAAACTCACTTTTGCCGTTTTTCTTTGGAACACATAGCAGCGCCTTCCTAAACAGGCGCAAACCAGATTCTGCGTTTTTCATGGCGAAAACCATAACCAGGAAAAACTGCTGCCAGTCCATCAGTTCAAATAGCACTCCAGCGTACTTTCCTTTAGTGTGGCGAAAGTACCCTACTATCTCTAGTATGTCTTCTGCTTCGTCAAAATCAAAAAATACATCATCTTTCTGCACCAGGCGCAGACACCTTTCAACACATAGCCGTTCCAACTCGCCAGCTAATCGCCGCCCAGTTAGTACGTTCTCCATATATGTAGCCCATTCCGGCGCCTGGGTTTTCAACTGGCTTTGCGTCCCACTTTGCGTAATCTTCCAATCTTATCTACTGGCTTGCGACCCCTAGACAATGCTTCGCCCCGTCCCTTTTCGCGGAAAGATCGATCGACCCCTAAAAGCTTTAGGTACTGTGCTACCCTATCTGCTGCATCCTTGCGCATCATTACCTGCGGCCGCCTGCGCTCAAATTTATTTTTATCTATGTACACATAAGATTTTCCCGCCAGGTACATAGTAAAGGTTTCAACCTCCCAGATAGAAATAGCCAGAATTCCAACACTGTAACTATCTACCTTTTCAAGTTTCCCAAACTCTTTAAGGTAGGCCTGGATCTGCCGGAAGATTACCGCAGCCTCTTTATTTTCCTTTACCGCCTGGGGAATTTTTAAGTTAACCCTGGTAGTTGTTTTTCTCTTTTCATCCATAATGTTCCTTTTTTTTCAAAAAATCCGCTCTGTGTGTAAGGGAGGT